TGATCCAACCTGCCTAGGGGATGAATAAGAGGTTGTGTTTCCTAAACCTAAAGCGCCAGAAGCATTGCCTCCCCAACCATAAAGATGAGGCTGTGTCACTTTTGCCCAAGTTCCAGCACCCTGAGCTGCGCTTGCTGCGGAGAGTTTCCAGATGCCGCCGTATTGGGTGTATGATCCAGAGGGGGATGGTGAAACCAAGGTATTTAACCCGGGTTTTTCAAAAGAACTTGAATACCGATAGCTCATTAACTTACCATTCTGATCTGTGGTTTTTCTACGTTTAATTTAGCCTTGATGCGGTCAAACGGTGCTTGCCAGTCACCAAATATTTCTTGGCGAAACAGCGTCATTGAATCATAATACGGTACTTTATCGCCATCTAGGGCGTATAAATAGTACCCCATAACTGGTATTACGACAAGAGTTTCAATGCCCATAGCGGCTGCTAGATGGCTTACTGAAGTGCAAGAAGAGATTACTAAATCGCAACTTGCTACGGCAGCCTGAGTATCTTGCCAGCTATCTAATGGCACACGCTTTACCCATAATGGACAAGCTTCAGCACCCTCATCACGCTGTAATGAGATGAACTCATAGTCAGCACCATAGACTGCATCAAACAGGAGTTGATATGGGAAACGTTTATTGTGGTCATCTTCAAACTTACTATTACCTTGCCAACGCAGTCCGATACGCTTCTTGCGTCCTTTAATGACTGTCGGTTTAGGAATGTATGGTGTACCTTTAAGGTCAGCCATCTCGTATCCTAGGTAGTTTGGAGCCACCATAGCAAATGCCCAGAAGTCATGGTAAACACCATACTCAGCGCCATGCTGAATTACCGCAGAGACACCTTCGACTTGTGAGAAAAGCTGTGCCAATTGACCAGAACAGCAAACAATCACTTTATTACCACGGGCGACTAAGTCTTTTGCATAGCGTACTTGGTGGATCTGATCGCCTAATCCGTGGTCAACATAGAGCAAAATTGTGCCTTTGGAACGTCCGTCCCATTCTGGCATTGGAGTGTCTGGATGACGCTCGCCAATAATTCCACAAAAACGTCCACGATCCATCTCTTTATAGCCTTCACGTACTTTACCCTGTTTGAGCAAATACCAAGAACGGTTATACGCTGCACGATGGTCTGTTGGGCGCTCAGCAGCCAACTTCTCAGATAGTCTCCATCCTTCTACAAAGTCACCAATTTTACCCGCTGCTAACTGGAGATCCAAGTCATCTAACTCAGGCATAGTGCGCTTGTTATCATTCCAGAACTCTGGCTGGCAAAACTGATTGTAGTGATGCTTTAATAGATCTTGCGAGCGGTCTGAGTGTTGCTTTTTTAACTCTGGCTTGATGTCATGCATACCAGCGTAGCCATGCAAGTTCTCGTCATCTTCTTTAACTGGAGTGCCGTCAATGTTAGATAGGTCATACTCAAATGGAGCCAGACCCAAGAACTCATGGATACGGGCTAGTTCTTTTCTAGGATCCGCCAAAAGGTTGTCATACTCTACAAATAGGAAGTTCTCTGGCATGGCTTCATAGCCTTGCTGCAACGAGATATACGCAGCTTTAAGGTGGTCAGCAAGCTGTCCAGAGTACATAAATTCATCTAAGTCAGTTGGTTTTGCAACACGTACAAAAGAAGCCATACAGTCAGGAACGGGACGTACTGTAGCGATAATTTTTGGTGCGTGACCCAATACCTGCGTCATAGCACCCATAATGATAGGAATAGGCCAGCCACGTCCCTTGTCAATGACTACAGGCTTATCAGTATCTTCGTAGAACGCATCAATCATGCCACGCATAGTTTGGGCTAACTTCTTGCGGTCTGGGTCGTTTTCATTGAGTAGACCGGCTGAGTGCCATGTATTTGCAAGGCCATCTAAAGCGTGTACCAAACCAGATGTGGTAGAGACGTGGGTTTCTGGGTTCTGATTAAGGATCGCAGCTAGTACTGTAGAGCCTGAACGTGGTATCCCAGAAAGAAAGTGAAGTTGTTTTTTCATTTATTTATTCTCCGTGTAAGGATTTGAAGTATACACAAAGAGTGGTTAATAGTGGATAACATTATGTTTTGGCAATTGCTATTGTATGATATAAACCACTGGTAATCGAACTCCAAGTTGTCAAAGATCCTACTTGTACGGGAGATGAATAATACGTTACATTATTTGTCCCTAATTGACCAAAAGTATTTGCTCCCCATGCCCATAAAGTGCTGTCTGTTTTAATGGCTTTGGATGAATAAAAGCCACTGGAAATATTAAGCCAATTGGTTAAAGCACCAATCTGCTTTGGAGAAGAATAGTACGTTATATTTCCAAGTCCCAAATTTCCTCGGTGATTATTCCCCCATGACCACAAAGTACCATCTGTTTTAATGGACATTGTGTAATAAAAACCTTTTGTTAATTTTAACCAGTTCGTCAATGAACCAACTTGTTTAGGAGATGAATAACTTACATTGTTTCCAAGTCCTAATTGACCATAATTATTGAAGCCCCAAGCCCATAATGTTCCATCACTTTTCACAGAAATAGTATGAGCATATCCGCCACTTGCAACCAATAACCAATTTGTAAGAGATCCTACCTGTTTGGGTGAAGATAAATTTGTTATATTTCCTTGCCCTAGTTGACCTTTATTATTTTGACCCCAAGTCCATAATGTTCCGTCAGTTTTGGTTGCCAATGTATAATAAAAACTTGCTGCAACTGATAACCATGTAGTCAATGATCCAACTTGTTTAGGAGAAGAATAATTAGTTGTATTGCCTAAACCTAGTTGACCAAAGTTATTTCTACCCCAAGCCCATAATGTGCCATCAGTTTTTGTAACAATAGAATGATAAGCTCCACAAGATACATTTAGCCAATTTGTCAAAGAGCCAACTTGTTTTGGTGAAGAATAGTAAGTAATATTATTAAGTCCAAGCTGACCAAAAACATTTTGCCCCCAAGACCATAATGTGCCATCAGTTTTAATAATAAAACTAAAATAAGATCCACTAGCAATATTTAGCCAATTGGTTAGTGATCCAACTTGATTAGGTGAGGAATAATTAGTTGTGTTTCCTAATCCTAGTTGACCATTATTATTATCTCCCCATGAATATAAATGCGGTTGCGTAACTTTAGCCCAAGTGCCAGAGGCAACGGCATCAGCGGCTTGGCTTGTTGTCCAAACTCCACCGTATTGAATGTATTTATTTGACGGAACAGGAACAGATAAAGGATTAAACGCTCCGTCCTGTAGCCAAGCTCCTGTGTAACGCTCAGACATTATTAGCTGATCGCTTCAAAGATTGCTGTGTAGGTCAAAGCACTTGCAGTGCCTGAAGTCACGCCAACAGATTGATTCTCCGTGATATACAGATCAGTAGTTTTATCAACTATGATCAAAGAAGCGTTGGCTGGCACAGAGATCTGATAAGCCAAGTATCCAATAACGGTAGCAGAACCGAATGTGGCGTTGTTTCCTACACCAACCGTTGCATAAGCAGCCGAAGCGGTTGTGTTAGACACAATCAAGCCAGTAATCTTGTTTACCGTGCCAGACGCTGGTGTTAGGCCAGTTAATGAAGTTGTGCCGTTATAAGTCCAGCTTACTGTAGCGGCTGTTGTAGATGGAACCACATAGGCAGTATTGCCGTTAATCGTGGTTAGTGCTGCAATGTTTGGGTTTGCCATGTTAGAATCCTAATGTCATTGAGTAAGCAATTGCTTGTGCTTTTGTTGCGCCACCCGAAGGGGTTTGCCATGTTGGAAGTGCGCCAGCTCCACTAGAAGTTAATACTTGACCTGACGAACCTAAACCAGATACTTGTTGTAATGCACCAGTAGAAGTTGTACCACCAGCAACCACAGCATATGGAGTAGTAGTTGTAATTCCTGTACCGCCAGCAGCCACCGGTAAAGTACCAGCAGTTAAAGCAGATGACGATGTGGAATAAAGAGCATTATTAGCTGCACTAAACGAAACTAAGCCTGTACCACCATAGTTAGTTGCAATTTGTGTACCAGTCCAAACAGCATTAATTATGCTAGCATTCGCAAAACTTGCTGATGTGTTATTAAAGTCATATGCTGCAGGAAGCAAGCTATAAGCAATCCAAGTTCCGGCAGTTGTACTATTATCTAGTAAAACCCAGTTATCAATAGACCCACTAATAATTGTATCTAATGTAGTGGATGCGTTATCTACTATAGTTAAGTTTCCTGTTGAGCCATTATTAATATTAAAAACAAATCCTTTTTGCAATGTAGTTGCATCTGGGAGCTTAACAGTTTGTGTAGTTGTTCCAGTAAATCGTTGGTACTGCGTTGAAGCTACAGTTAAAGTTGTTGTACCGCCAGCTGTTGCAGTGCTTGTATATCCAGCTAAAAAGTTATTAGCAGTTACATTTTGATTAGCGTCTCTTAATACTACTGAGTTAGCTCCAGAAGAAGTTGTAACACCGGTACCGCCATAAGCAACACCAACTGTAGTGCCTTGCCAAGTACCAGAACTAATAGTGCCTAATGCAGTAACGTTTCCAGAAGAATCAAGGTTTACAGAGCGCTCAGCTGGGTATGTAACAAATACAGTAACGGTACCGCTAAATGTAACTGCAGAACCTGAGTTACTAGAAGATAGAATCGTTGTACGAGTTAAGGTAGGCCCAGTAGTTGAATACGTGCCAATACCTACTTCCCAATTACCAGAAGAGTCTGTAGCTGCGTAGTATGTAGTATTGCCGTTACCAACAACAGCGAAAGACTGAAACCCTGTAACAGAACCGCTTAATGTAAAGCTTACGGTTGTGTTAGCAGAGCCAGTCTGTTGTACCCGGTCATAAACTACTAGAGCCATTTAGGACTCCTTAGCTAGTAGCAGTTGTAGAATATGTAACGCTTACTGTATCACCAGCAGTTGTAGTTTTAGCTGTACCAAAAGCACCAGCACTATACAAAGTACCGCCTGTATTGCTGAGTGTAGAAGAAGCGCCAGAACCTGTTACTAGGAAACAACCACCAACAGTACCACCAGCGCCAGTAATTGTATAAGTAATAGCTGTTGCAGAAGCTGTTACTACGTTAGAGCCGGGAGTTGTATTGCTGTTGCCAGTAGGTGTTGCAAATACTGCAGTACCACGAACAGCAGAACCGCCAACTGTATACGCAATAAATTCAGACCAGCCAGCGTGGGAAGTCATTGTATCTGTAGGTGAAAAAGTATTACCTGTGCCAGATACTAAACCTAAATATGGGCCAACTAAGGCAATAGGTGAAGTCAATAATGTTTGCTGGAACATAAAAATCTTACCAACCTGAACAACTTGGTTAGGAAAATCTTCAGTCCATTTTACGTTGCCATTAGCATCACGGCACTCTACGTGGTAGTAACCTTCTACACCAACGGTTTCTTGATTAGTAGCTTGTGCTTGCATGCTAATTTCTGCATGATCGCCACAACTTGCAAATTCATTGTTCATAAAAACTCCTTAACTAATTCTAATAATGGCGTTTGTCGCCGTAGGGGTTGGAAAAGTGATTGTAAAAGTTCCTGCCGCTGTATTCGTTTTATCTGAGCCAAAATCCAAGACAGCCACTGATGCGCCCGTAGTGCTATTATAGATTAAAGCGCACCTGGTAGTAAAGGAAACTCCGGTCCATGTAACCGGCAAAAACGAAAGATATGCAACGCTAGAAACAAAGTCAGATGCAGGCGGCACAATAAATAGCTGTTTTCCACCAGCGGTATACCCAGAACCAGAAACTTCATTGGCAGTAGTGTAAGCTGTTGTAGCGCTATTAAGTATTGCATTGCCGGTATAGAGGGCTACTTTATAGGTATAGGGTGTTCCAACAGCAAAGTTCTCTAACCCACTAAGTAGGTTAGTCTTAAATACAGTACATTGGCCTTGGGATATTGTCATGGATTTACCGCAATCTTAGCTTGACCATTGCGATAAGCATCACCGCGCTCAAGACCCGTTCCAAGGCGATTAAGCTGTTGTATGGCTTCTTGATATAGCTTTTCATAGTATTGAACCATGTCTTGCTCACCTTTCATAAAAACTATAGCCTCACGCATTGCACCATAAAACAGTACAGGATCGTAGTTATCCCCAAGCCAGCTAGTACCAGCAGTATTAGAAACTTCAGCTACCGTAATAGAAAA